CTGGATAAAGTGTGGTGCTGTTCCTGTGCTTCTAGTGAGATTGATGTTGTCAGCGAATGTCTTGTTGCCGCCAATTGTTTGATTGCTTGTTAAATCTACATAATCAGCTGGGTCGAATGCCTTAACTGCTGCTAGGTTGGTTACCTCACTGTCCATTAATGCTCCAGCCGCTGTAACATTGGCAGTGTCAGTTACATCAGCCAGTGCCTCTATGCCATCTAGCTTGGTGCCATCAGATGCGAGGTCTCTGCCATCAACTGTTCCACTTACTGTGATATTGCCTGTAATATCAAGTGCGGCTCCATTGTAGGTAAGTCCGGTTGTGCCTTCAATAGTGCCATCACCAGTCCATACGCCAACTTGGTTGTCAACTGGTGTGCCTACTTTGTTTACATCCCCTCCTCCAGCAATGCTAGCCCATGTTCCATCTCCTCTCCAGTATGTTGAAGAACTCGCTCCTGTTCCACCGTTGAGGTTTGATACTGGAAGATTTCCAGTTACTTGACTTGCAAGATCAATGTTGGCATCGTTAGTGTATGTGCCAGCACCTGTCCTGCGCATAAATCCATTTGTAGAAAAGTCACTATCCATAACAGCGCCTGCGGCTGCCACATTAACAGTATCAGTTACATCTGCTAGTGCTTCAATGCCTGCTAGCTTTGAGATGTCGCCTGCGGTTGTAAACTTATTTGTGGTAGAAGTGTCATCTAAATCATCTGGGTCCAATACCACAGCACCCGTCAATCCGTTGACACTGTCAACATCTCCGCCGGCATCAATAGTCAATGTTCCAGCCACATCGTTATATGTAAGTGTTACATTTGAGCCCGCTGTGAGTAGGCTATCAACTCTATCGTCTACTCGTTCATCTGTATAGTAGAGATTTGTTCCTTCACTTAGATCGTCTGTATCCTTGGTCCCTAGTCTTGTATCAAAGTCTGTATTGAAAGTGTTGTAGTATGCGGGCTCTGCCCAACTTCCATCTGCTCTCAAAAAGTTGGTTGTACCTCCACCTGAGCTAGGGACAATACCACTGTTACTAATGTTGAATGTGCGCAGTAGATCAGTTGCCGCAGGGCCTGTGAGTGCTTCAATATCGCCTGTGCCACTACTGTCACGACCAAGTATGCGATTGGTAGCAATGTGCTGCATCTTGGCAAAAGTAATAGCTTGATCTGGAACGGCCACTGTGAGTGTTCCTGCCACATCATTATATGTTAAGTTAATGGCATCGCCTTCAACGAGAAGTGCTGCAACTCTATCGTCTACTCGTTCATCTGTGTAGTAGAGATTTGTTCCTTCACTTAGATCTGTTGTAGAATTGCCACTCAAGTCTTGAAGTGCTGTGTCTGCCAAATCGCCCTGTGCTGCTGTGGCATAGTCAGCCGGATCAAATGCCTTAACTGCTGCTAGGTTGGTTACCTCACTATCCATGAGTGCCCCTGCTGATGTAACATTAGCAGTATCAGTTACATCAGCGCCAGTTTCAATACCTGCTAGTTTTGTTTGTTCGCTATCTGTAAAGGCATTTGTATTAACATTATTTTCATAAGCAGTCTTGATCTCAGCATCTGTTTGGTCTGCTGTCGCACCAGTTTCAATACCTGCTAGTTTTGAGATGTCACCTGCCGTTGTAAACTTGTTGGTTGTTGAGGTGTCATCTAGATCATCTGGGTCCAATACCACAACACCTGTTTGTCCATTTACACTATCAACTGGAGCCGTTCCGCCTGCCGCATCAATAGTCAGTGTTCCTGACACATCATCATATGTGAGGGTAATGTTTGTTCCACCAACCAGTAGACTGTCAACTCTATCGTCTACTCGTTCATTGGTGAAGTAAAGGTTTGTTCCCTCACTTAGATCGGTAGTTGAACTACCTGAAAGATCCTGTAGTGCTGTGTCTGCCAAATCGCCCTGTGCGGCAGTAGCATAGTCAGCCGGATCAAATGCCTTGACATCAGCTAGATTTGTTACTTCGCTGTCCATTAGGGCACCTGCTGATGTAACATTGGCAGTATCAGTCACATCTGCTAGTGCTTCCACTCCTGCTAGTTTTGTTTGTTCAGCATCAGTAAAGGCATTGGTATCAGCATTATTTTCATAAGCAGTCTTTATCTCTGCATCTGTTTGATCGGCAGTTGCGCCTGCTTCCACTCCTGCTAGCTTTGAGATGTCGCTTGCGGTTGTAAACTTGTTGGTTGTTGAGGTGTCATCTAGATCATCTGGATCCAATACCACAACACCTGTTTGTCCATTTACACTGTCAACGTCTCCGCCACTTCCTCCCCCGATCGCGCCCCAGCCTGAGTTATATCCTTCAAACTGACCAAGGTCAGAATTGAAACGTATCATACCATCAACACCAGATGGTCGATTACCTGTTGTGCCTACTGGTAACTTGACAGCACCTAGAATATCGAATGTGAGTGTCTCGTCTTCAGTTGAGATCAGGTTACCATTATGATTTAAATTAATTGGCATTTTTGTGAAGATTCCTATTGACTTCCTGGTATTTATCGCTTATATTGAATACATATTAAGCGGCTCCGAGGGATATGGGGCGTTGAATAAAGTAACTAGCGTTAGGCACAGGTGAGACCGGACTATTACAGCTGGTCACTGACCCTAGTGCACCTGAGGTCGCGTTGCGGCCATAGGGGATCAGAGTAACTAGTAACCATTTCGATCAAGAGTGAACCGGCCCTAGGGCCGGTTCTTTTGTTTTTACTAAAACAACAGCTATTAGCTGAAGGTTAGGTTTGCAGTTGTAACGTCAATGCGGTTTAGGTAGTCCGCAGCGTTACCAAGGCTTGACGCCTGGTTGCTGAGTTCTACGTATCCGTAACGTGTCATGAAGCTGACAACTGGCTCGAAGGTGCTTGGGTCAAGCACTGTGCCTGAGCTCATTAGAGGAATGTATGGGCAGTAGAATGCCGCTGCATCTGTCTCGTTTGAACCTTTATATCCGATAAGGATGTTGTCGTCTGTCGCATACTGGTTAACATAAACGCGCATTGAGCCGTTTAGTGTACCAACGAACTTGGTGTTTGTTGGCGCCTCGAAAGGACCTTCAGTTGTGCGAGCAAATGCACTTGTGGTAGCTGCCTGGAGCACTGTGAGGATTGTTGGTGAAACAACCATCCAGTTACCAGCGCCACGACGTGTGCGAGCTGCAATGTCGTTTGCTGCCTTGTTGATGAGCACTGCTAGTGCAGCATGTTCGTCACCAACAAAGGTTGCGGTTCCGCTTACTGCGTTCTGGTCGTATGTGCTGGTTGCAGCACCTGCGAGTGAACGTAGAGATGCTAGGATCTCTTGGTCGATTTCAGCAGTGATCTCCTGCGCGAGCGCAGCCATGATCTCTGCTTCAACGTCTAGGCCATGCATAGCTTGTGCGTCTTGCGCAGCTTCGAAAGTCCAACGTGCGCTGAGCTTACGAGTCTTTGCTTCGACGGTCTGCTTGAGGACCTGGATGTTTAGCTTACGACCAGCCTGACCTTCAAGCACTGAAGTTGCTTCAGCGCGGTCAGTTGTAGCGTTACCTGAGTAACCGTTAGCAATCTGGAACGGGCTAAGTGCCTCGTCACCAGCAACTGCTGAGTCGAATGTTTCTGCATAACGGACACGTAGAGTGTGGATTTGACCAACTGGGCCGGTCATTGGCTGCACACCAACTAGTTCGTTTGCAATAACAGTTGGCATAACACGGCGGATAACTGGTAGGATCACTTTGTTAAGTGTCGCAATGTTACCTGCTGATGTTGAGCCGACTGTTGCAGATTCTGACAACTGCTTCTTGGTGTTTTCAAGAACAGTTTCCATAACTGACTTTTTGTTACCGGTCAAGCCGTCAACGAGTGCGTCCTTGGTTGCTGACCAGTTTTCGAATAGAACGTCTGCCATTTTAATTTCTCCTTTAGCTTAGTCCTGCTAATTTCTTGAGTTCAATGATATCAGCTGAGCCACCAACGTCTTGCTGGGCGCTCTTGTTGACCTTGTCACCATTAACTTCACGTACTGGACGCTTGTTTTCAGTGAGTTTAGCCTTCTTTGCTTGTGTCTTAACATCTGAGTCTTCTGAAAGGACACTTGGAAGATACTTCTTGTATGCTGTCTTCAACTGTGAAGTCTTGACACTTTCAAGTAGTGTTCCCATTAGTTCTTTCTGACCCCTGTTTAGAGGACCAAGCATTTCGCTCATAATTTGCTTTCGCTCACTCAAGTCGGTTGCGACTCTAGCTTTGCGGTTTGCTTCTTTGAGCTGTTGTTCCCTAGCTTCTATTGCTTCTTTTGATTCAGCAAGGTTCTGCTTTAGGTTCATTATTTCTTTAGCAAGTTTAGCAGTCTGTGTGCTTTCGCTTAGAGTGCTTGTCATAAACTCGCTTGCGAATGTCTCGAAAATCTTACGACCGAACTCGTTTTCCTTAGCTGTTTGAATGTCTTCGTGTAGAGTTGTGAGCTCCTTACGCATAACATTTTCAACCATGGTTTCAAGTTTAGCTGCGCTCTTCTTGATGAAGTTGCGCTTTGCTTGTTCGATGACTTTTTGACCTTCGCGTACCATTTTGACTTTCTGCTCTGCTAGAGCTCGCTTGTCATCATGGAATTCGTTGAGTTCTTTGGTTAGCTGCTTGAGAACAAACTCTTCTAGCTTACCAAAATTAGCCTTTTGTGTTTTACGATCCTCACGCAATTCACCGATTTCCTTAGCTAGAACTTCTTGAACAAAACTATCGAGCATCTTGGCGTGCTCTTTAACCGCTTTCTTGTAACGAACGCGATCTTCTGCGACCTTGGCTTTGTCCGTTGCGAACTCTTCCAATTCGGTCTTGATAGCTTCCTTCAACATTGCGTCCATTGCTTCAACAATTTGTGACTTGTCATTTTCATAACGAGACGCAAACTCTTCACGCAACTCTGCGGTCATAGCCTCGCGCTCTTCAGCAATACGTGCTTCGAACGCTTCGTTTAGCTCTGACTGAAGTTCTTCGTTAAGAACATCGCTGCCGAGGATTTCTTTAAATGACTTAGGCATGTTTATTTTCTCCCTAGGTCTTGGATAATTCGAATCATCTCTTCTTTGAGATACTTCTGTGCTCTTGGATCGTGCTGAACATTAGTTGCTACGTCCCAAATGCTATTAGCACGACGGTGATTCATGATGTGTTCATAAATCGGATCCGGATATGCTTCTGGTGCACTTGGATTCGCCACGATATCTACCGTAACAATTTCAAACTCTGACACACTGCCTGAGCCATCAACGTTACCACTGCCGCGTGAGCTGACCCCTAGTTTTACACCACTTTCCAGTAGTGTTTTACATATGTTGCCCATTGGAGTGGGCAACATTTTTAGTTTACCAACACCGTCTGATCCACGCATGTCCATATCGACAATCATGTGGCTTACACGGTCAAGGTTGATGTTCAGATCGTCTGGATGATCTGCTTCACCAAGGACTGTATAACCACCAGCAATCTTCTCTTTGAGCGACTTAACGGCGCTTGTGATTTCATTAACTGGGTATACTCTTTGATTCTGATTTCGCTTATCACCTTGGATGAAGATACCCTGCATATACAGGTCCTTGCCACCTTGGCCATTATCATGGCTTTCAGTAGTAATAGACGCTGCATCAGGCGTAATAACTTCTCTAAGAGGTGTAAACATCAGTTATCGTTTCCTTAGTGCTTTTTCTTGTCTTTGAAAAGGCTTTGTGCCTTTTCGCTTGAGTTACTTGGGTGTGAAACTTTCTTGTCCATCTTGCCCTTTTGCTCTTGTGGTCCAGTAACACTCATTTTCTTTGCTGAGTCACCTTTACCACCTTTTTCGTCTCCACCAAACTTATTGACTGGCTTTGCATGGCCGCCGCTCATATCGCTTTGGTTTTGCAGAACTGGTGAAGCTTTTCCGTCTTCATCACCTGACATTGAAACATTTTGCTTGTGTAGCTTTGCGTCTTCGCCTAGGTCATCATCTTCAAGGTCGTCATCTTCAAGGTCGTCATCTTCTTCGTCACCCATGTCGGCGTCCATGTCTCCGAATTCATCAGCAACTTCGTCGCCTTCCTCTTCGTCGCCCATTTCGTCGCCCATCATGTCGGCAAATACTGCTTTGAGTTCTTCAATAGCATCTTCGACGTTTTGGACTGCTTCTTCAGCATCACCGTCGCCGCCCATCTCTGGATCGTCGTCCATATCTAGATCGTCGCCCATATCTGGCTCGTCTTCCATGTCCATATCAACGTCCATGTCCATTTCGCCCTCAAGATCGTCAACGGCTTCATCTTCTTCGTCGTCTTCGCCAAAATATTCTTCAGCTTCGAGTTCGTCTTCCATTGTTTCGAGATCGTCCTCAAAGTCACCTGACTCGTCTTCGTCATGATAACCTTCTTCAAGGTCTTCATCTTCGTCAAGCTCTAGCTCGTCTTCCACTGCGTCATCTTCTTCAGCTAGGTCAGCATAAATCTCACGCGCTGTTTCGATGAGGTGCTCATGCAACATTTCGCTGGCAAGTTCACCCTCGCCATTCACCATGTATTCAAGCACTTTTTCGAGTTTTGATTTTGTCATTCTTCACACTCCTTGGCCCATCGTGGGCACTGTTTTGCATTACTTCAAATAGTATTTACAAAACAAAATGCCTTACCTTAGAAAAAGGCACGAAAAAGGGCAAAAAGTGTGTTTTAATTCCGTGATCTACCTGACTAAGTAATCACTCTTCGGCGTCTGGGCTACCGTAGATGTATGCTACATCATCAATTCTTTGCTTTTGTTCAAGATCTTCAATGCTGCGAGTCTTGCGCAGCTTTTGAAGATGCCGCAAAGTTATACGTGGACGACGTCTGTGATCAATGTTGACCACTGTGTAATCGTCCTGTTCTTCGTCATAATATTCTCTTAGAAATTCTTGACTTCTCATATTTCCTCATCCCCTTCATCGCCACCTATTGGGCTAGTTTCGTCACCACCTGCTTCAGCATCAAAGTCTTCTTCACCGCCAAGATCTTCATCAGCTTCAAAATCATCTAGGCTGCCATCAGCACCACCCTGGACACCAACGTTTCCTAGATCACTGAATTCTTCATCATCAACTGATCCTTCTTCATTGCCCTTGATTGGATTTTCCTGCTTCCATAGCTTTTCGTTTTCAAGTATTTCATCTTCACTGAGTTGTAGATATTTCTTGAGCATGAATCTCTTGCTCAAATAATCAACACCTTCAAGTTGACCAAATACACTGGCACGTGAGCTGTTGATTTCAATCTCACGATAATCACTAAAGCTTTGTGGTTCAACAAAGTCCAACTCAAACTGACTTGAATCAATTTCATAACCACGGTGCTTGAGGAACAATTTGAATTCTTTATCAAATGATGGTTGAACAATACGTTGCAGTCTCTGGCAGTATTTTGTAAATCGATATTCTTGAATAAATGCTGTTCCTACACGTCCATCATTATATGTTGCTGTGCCGTCATCTGGTCCAGTAGGTAGATAGCTACTTGGAACGCGCAAACCACGAGCTAGTTTGTTATTGAAGAATTTGAGGTCATCAATATCACCTAGGTTGTCACCGCCCGGTAGTGTTTCAACTTTACTGCCACGTCCTTCAGCTGTTTGAGCAAAGAAGTAATCTTCCATGATTGATAGCGGGTTGTATTGCGCATCCATCATATTGCTACCACCACCTGTTCGTGTTGGAATACGACGCTGGTGAATTTCGTTCTTTACGCGCTCAACATGAGACATTGCTTGGTGGCTTGGCATATCACCTACGTCAATATAAAAGATACGACGTTCAGGTGCTCGTTGCACACGGTAAATGATAATTGAGTCTTCAAGCAATTCTTTTTGCTTGTATGTTTTGAAAACAGCATCAAGAATACTATTGCCGAATGGCCAAGCATTGTCCATTCCATCTGTTAGTGCCATATGAATAACGTGCTTGGCATCAATTGAAAATTCAACATCTCCACCTGCTCCGCCGTTTACATTGGTAACGTTTGAAGCATTTCTTTGAGTTGTTGAATTGATCATGTTTGTCGGACTGACACTTGCTCCAGCATAGTTGCCAGGACCTTTTTGATTGGTCGCAACCAGAGTCTGAAAATTAGGATCCAAATTTTTGATGATATATTGTGATGGTTCTTTACCACGACTTTCGTCAACAATCACACGCAATACGTCAGCTGGGCTTACATAGTAAAGTTTCCAAGTTTCAGGATCACGCACAAATGGTTGGTCGCCATATTTGACTGTATTACGAAATGTATTAAATATTCGCCTGTTCCAATCATTTACACGGCACCATTGCTTGAGAACGGTTTGAAGAACATCGCTTTCAGTTTCAGTAGGACTGTCATGCCATTTGATAATGAATGGTGATTCAGTTTCTTCGTCTTGCTGTGTTGAAAATTCTGCAATCGTGTCTAGAGCAGTATTAATTTCACTGTCCATGTCCATTTGATCATATTGGACATAACGTTCAAGACGATTGGGTTGTCCAACATATACCTCTGGTAGCCAACTCTGAAAACGCGATGCATCTGTTTTATTTGCGCCGCGTGATTTCCCACCACTTAGTGGACTTTGAGTGCCTTGGTATGTTTGAAAATGCTTCTTCCAGCCTGCCATAATGATTATCTATTCCTATTTGTGGGTATTTATTGACTTTCTTCAGCAGTGCGATTGAGTCTTTGTAGTTGACGATTTGTGTCTTCTATCAGTTCTGTTTGACGAGCTAACCAGTCTTCTATTCTAGGTGCAGCTTGATTGTTAAGAAACGCATTCATTTCTTGGGTATTTGCTTCTATTCCATTGACACCATTGGGTGTAGTCATTGAACCAGGATTAACTGGGCCCGGAGTTCTTTCTAGTATACTGTTATTTTCAAATGGAGTATTAAGAGCTGGATAACTTTGAGCCTCACGTTGCATCCATTCATTACGTCGTCGTTGCCATTCTAATTGCTCATCGTTAGTACCATCCGTCGGAAATGGATATTGATCTTCAAATTTTCCGCTAATTGTTCCATCGCCGGTTGGTTTAATTCCCAGTCCTGTTGCAAAAGCACCAGCTGGTGTCGCGGCGCGGGTGCCTTTTACAAGCATCGGCAAAAATCGACTCAAAATTCCAGGAGTTTTTGATGCTGCTGCTGATGCACCAGATTTAACTGCGCCTGTGCCGCGTGTAACCCAATTACGCAATTGTGAGAATAAGCCGCCAGCACCAGATGCAGCACCTGAACCCCGTCCTAATAGATTTTTAGCACCACCAAGCATTCTTCCTCCGGTTTTACGCCATCCCCAACCCAACATCTTACGTCCAGGACCTGTAAGAGAGAGCAGCCCAAGGCCGACACCAGCTGCTTTTAACGCATCAGTAAACCTTTCCATACCGGTTGTCATTTCAGAATATGAACCTTTTATTCCTTGCCACAGCGTGTTATCGGGTCCGAAATTATCCGAAATATTGCGTATTGCCTCGACCAATTCTCCTCCACTACTTTTGACATCAAGTCCGAGATTTTCAATAACTGTTGACAAAGTGCTATCTTTCATACGATTAGTGGTTTCTTGTATGTGGCTTGCAAGTGCGAGGAGTTCAGTCTCCATTGTGGCTTGAGCTGCATCTTGATGTGCTTCACGATTGGTTTCAACAGCCTTTTCAAGTCCTTGCAATTCACTCACAAGGCTTATCAATTGGGCCGCGCCATCGACATCTCTCTGTGCAAGTCGACCCAACTGCACCATTTCATCAGCTGGTATGGCATCACCCAGTTCAGCCAATCTGCTAACCAATTGAACATTAAATTCACTTGTGTCCATGGTTTTCATGTTGCTACTAACAAAATTAAAAATATCCTGCAACATTGTGTTTGCTTCGCTATTGATTGATGCGATTGCACGGACTGCTTCATTATTTGTGGTGCGGAAATCCAACCCTGTTGCGATGGCTTGAGCCATGGCCAAACCAATCTGGTCACCAACTTCCCCGCCGGCGCCGAATACAGTTGCCAAGGAATTGAAATTCTCGCTCAACCTGCCACCTTCACGCTCTATGCTCATACGGAATGCAGTGATTGCTGGATCGTCTGCCATTTCACGACGTTTACGTATCATATCACGTCGATCTTGTCCAGTAATAGCAGCAAGTCCTGTTGTTTCAAGCAATAGATTATTCATTGATTCTGCCAGGCCATCTTGTATTGCTTGTTGATTCATGCCGCTGCGGCGACGGATTTCAATTTCTTCCAATAACATTTCATTATATTCAGTATTAGTTAAACCAAAGTTATTGAAATCTCTTGCGAGCACTCTTGCTTCACGGCTAATCCTACTGAAGTTAGCGGCGCCGTCTTGTGCATTTTCACCCATTGCACGAAGTGAATCTCCGTTGCTCATTACCAATTTGCCATAGTCTTCCATATTGAGACCTGTTAATGTGGCTTGATGTCTCAATTCTACAAGGCTAGATCCCAATCCAATACCGACATTTGAAAGTTCACTGACGTTTTTTGCGAATTCTTCAAGCACACTTACTGCAAATCCCGCAGCGGCGCCGATGGCTCCGATTGGAATCAATGCCTTTACGATGCCAGAAAGACTTTCCTTATTAAAGGCATCTGCAAGATCTTTACTAGTGGATTTCAGTGAATTGGTAGCATTTTGCAGAGCCTTTCCGTGATCTTTACGAAATTCATTGAGCTTCTTTTCAGCTTTAATACTTTCGGACCGATCTTGTTTTGTAGCTGTCTTCAAGTCACGCAATATTTTTTGATTGTCCGCTACTGTCTTTTGACTACGTCCTGAATGCTTGACCAATTCAGTTAGAGCTTTGGCGCTTGCGAGATTGAACTTTGACATTTCGCGAGCAGTTTCTTCGGTTGCCCAACGAGGAACGCGAACACTTTCTCCGCCAATTATAATTTCAATATCATCTGCCATGAAAAGCCCTTAAAATACGTAGATAAATACCCAGTGTAGGGTAATCCTTACATATATTTAGCGAGATCGAAATGAGTGAAAATCCACTACAGAAACTATATAGAAACAAGAAAGTCTATGTTTCATTGCCCAGCGGTGGCAGATTTTATAACTCTGGTGTAAAACTCAGTGCAGACAATGAAATCGGCGTTATGCCCATGACTGCCACTGACGAAATCAAACTCAAAACTCCTGATGCTCTGTTCAACGGCGAAGCCCTATACGAACTATTCAAGAGCTGTGTGCCAGATATCGAAAATCCACGTGAAATACCAGTGTGTGATATCGACAAATTATTGCTTGCAATTCGCATGGCAACCAGTGGTTCAACATTGGAGATAAAATCCACTTGCCCTAAATGCAAACACATAGAAAAATATGATGTTGACCTAGGCGTAATCATGAACAGTGCACAAGAAATCACTGAAGACAACGCTGTAACATTGGATGACGACATCATTGTTGAAACCCGTCCACTCACACTACAAAGTCAAATCATGGCACAAATGGATTCATTTTATCAATACCGTATGCAGCAAATGATCAATGACGATAGTGTGCCAGACGAACAAAAGGCTAAAGAGTTTAATGAAATACTAGTCCAAGCCATCACACTTCAAACAGGACAAGTTGCCAGTTGTATTACAAAGGTGACATTGGACGAAGACACTCAAGTAACCGATAGTGAACACATTTTTGAGTGGGTAGAAAACATGGATAGTCATACTCATAGAAAAATTAAAGATTGTATTGAAAAATTGAGCGATCCAAAAATGAGTGATAGTGTTACCATCAAATGCAGTCAAGAAGAATGTGGTCATGAATACAAAGCAAACATTGACCTAAATCCAGTAAATTTTTTCTAGCCACCGCCATACACATGACTCCTGGTGAATTAAGACAATACATTCACGATATGGAGGTGGAGGTAGAACGACTGGAGGAATACGTATTTGATATAGCACTCTTTAGTGAGGGTGCGATATCTGTTAGTGAACTCCTAGGTATGCCCATGCCCAAAATACGAAAATTCGAAGAACGCCTAAGCGAAAAAGTCAAAGCAGAAGCTGGCAAGAAGGGAACCGAGTATCTCTAATCAACTCAGACGGTTGTCAACCGTATATTTCCATCCACTCCACTCTATTATAGTGATGCTTCGCATCACTAGCTGATTCGCATATCTCATCTCCATTCGCTTCGCTCATTTCGATTCGATCTGCTTTCAGCATTTCTTATCGTGTTTTACTATGTCGAATTGTCATTCCATTTTGATTTGAATGTTTTGAATCTATTAGGCATTTCCCAGAACCAATAGCCACACTTTGCCCGATGAGGCAAAGTGTGGCTATGGCAGACGTTTCCCGTCACCAACCCAGCAAGCTGGGCCACTCCGTTCCAAAACAACCTTGTATAGCCAGGGAAGGGCGGTTGAGCGATACCCTTTTATGTTTAGCTTTTCAACGCGGGACCACATCATGCTGTTAACGGCTTACACGATGCTGCCTGTGGGTTCCAAGCGTGTGAGGAGAGCCCACTCATTTCTCAGGTGTCAATCTGAGTGCGTATATGACTGCGACATGCCAGATCTGTTGCCGAAAATTTGTTTACGGCTCCTCAAGGCATTCATTGAGGTCGCTATGGTCAGGGTTCTGAGGTTGGTCCTAATAAGCCTATATTAGTTGTGAGCACTTTCAAAGGCAGCTCTATTGAGTTCAAAGAAACTATCAAATTCTGTTAGTTTCCAAACAACTCCTTCCTGGTCCGTGTAGACAACGTGTCTGTTGGTTTTGAATGGCAACGTAGCATCAAATCCAACAAACTTACCTACACGGGTAATTTTCATAAAAAGAATATTAATGTCATCATCGTCCGCAGCATCTTTGATTTGCTGCAACCAATCTTCGAGAATAGGGATCGGCTCGTTGAATAGTAATCTATGGAACGGAAAACTTGCGTAGTTTTTACATTCACAGTTAAATCGATTCCAATGATCAGGCGGAACAATGTCGCCCTTCATGTGACGTATCTGCCCATCACTCATGAGAATTTTACGGTCGGCATTGCTGCCACCTGTATAAGCCCCACTGTTGGGGACGCGCATGAATGGCGCGCCATAAGTCTCTGTCAAGTATTTGGCGACATCACGTTCCCACGCGCCGCCCTTGGCTTTGCTTTTACTGGTCAAAGGTCTTTAATCATCTCTGCTAGCCCCGCTCCGACATTTCGTGATTTACTATTAAATCCTGTGATGTCAGAACCAAAGTCATATGTCATGCTGGGTAATGTATATGTTGATATCGTGGTGTCTATAGTGCTGGTATCAACACCACTATACGGCCTATTAGGATCATCGTAGACTATTCCGCCGTTGTATGAATATGGGTGTGTGTTATAATTCATTTATCATCTCCGCAAGAACAGGACCACATTTGTATGATTCTGTTATCTTTTTCTGTGTTTTTTTATTCTCTGTAGCTTTTCTTGTCGTTTGTTGGGCCTCGACTATTTTGTATAGTTCATCGATATGATTGAAGTCTGCGTTTGCATTAACATAATCATAATCATACCAATGACTTTTAATACTGTCAAGTTGTGAACCGTAATATGTTTTGCTAGGGATATTTTTACTCAATGTCAAACTCCTGATCTGGGCTAAAGCTAGTAAAGCCGTTTTCTTTAACCACGTAGAGTATGTTATTTACTCTTCCAATTAATTCTTCCCTGTGTGAAATAAGGAATATATTTTTGTTTCTATCGCGGTGCATTTTTTTCAGAACAACAAGTGCACTTTCTACACCATTGCTATCCATGCCACTATCAATTAATTCGTCTATTGCCATGAAGTCAATAGGCGTATTGGTGCTTTCGTGAACATCACGGAATGCCCAACTAAGGCCAAGAATCAATCTATTTCTTTCGCCTCGACTCAAGTTATCAAAATCTAGTTCACGTCCTAATTCTGTAATTTCAACACTGAGATCATTTTGAAATTGAACCTCGTGTGGCAAACCCAACTTGTTAAGATAATAGTTGAGTCGGCTATTTAAATATTGTAGATTTTGATCAATAATGCGCTTGCGGACAAAACTGTCTTTGTTTGTGAGCAACTTGAGTAAGAACTCCTGATGTTCACGCAAGTTATGCAAGCTATTCATTGTCTCCCATTCGATTGTTTGGATGCCAGATTCTTCAAGACTAGCAACTTGTTCAGTATAGGGGTCTTCTGCCTGTTGCAACCCTTCTAGCTTACTGGTCAAAGTTGCTAGTTGACTTTGTTGTTCATACGCCTCTTGCGCCGTTGCATATTTAGTTGTGGGTATCTTGTCTGGCAGCTTGATGGCTTTGATCTTGTGAGTTATTTCTTCGACATTGCCGTTTGCTTCTGCTATGGCTGCTTGATGTCCCTCTATGGCTCTGGTTTTATTTTTAATGATTTTGTCATTTGAATCATCATGGAGTTCCTGACCACATGCATAGCAAGTATGGTTTTTAGCTGCTTCCAGGTCCTTCTCAGCTTTTTCCAAGCTACGTTTTTCGCGTTGAATTGTAGCTTCTTCTCCTGATAGAGAGCGTTGTAGTTCTGACAGCTCAGAATTTTTACGACGGTATTCGTCAAGCGCCACATGCTGTTCAAGTTCGAATTCAATGTCCATGGACTCGAGTTCAGATACAGCTTCTTGAAGCTCTTTGATTTCTTCTGCGTTCTTATTTTTCCATACACGTTGCCTACGTTTGAGGTCTTCAATCGAACGTTTAATTTGCTCATTAGCATTCTCCACGCCTTTGACCCGATATTCTTCTTCTTTGATTTGATCCTTGGTGGTTTTTACCAATTCTTTAAGCACATTTGCTTTTTCACTGAGCAACGTGATTCCCATGAGATTTTCAATAATCTCACGTTGATCATTCGCTCGTAATGCAAGGAAAGGTTCGTTATATGTGTTTAGAGCAATGAGATGTTTGAACATGATATGATTCATTCCAATCACATTTTCAATCTCATGCTGAGTCAAACGCATTTCACCCTGTCCTTCGTCAGTTTCCACAACCGCGTCGTGTTCATTGACCAAAAATTTAAGAGTGTTTGGGGCGCGACCCCTTTCAATACGATAGGAATTGTTACCCACTTCGAATTCAACTGTTACCAACATTCCTTTGTTATTGGTCTTATTGATAAGGTTGTTTTTTCGAATATTAGTAATGGCATTTCCATAAAGAGCATAGCTAAGGGCGTTGATCATAGTGGTCTTGCCCACGCCGTTTCGTGAACCATCACCACCAAGATCCAAGTTATTACCCAACACAAGTGTTAGTCCAGCTTCTTGGAAATTGACGGCCTGGGTAACGTTACCCACGCTCATAAAATTCTTGATTGTGATATTCTTAAACCGAATCATTCTGGTCGTTCAGATCCATTGTCTTTTGTGTCTTCATCTTGAAGAGCCTCGTCCATCCAGTCTGGCATTGTGTCTGGATTTTCAGTGATTGCTTTTCCTAGCAGCAACATAAGTGAATCCATATCTTGGTCCATTAATTCATGAATTAAACCTTGAAATTCACCATCTTCCATTAATTGTTCGTAACTTTGATCAGTGCCATTTTGTTTTGCACGATCACTCCATTCACCAACACGTTCATGCAATTCATTTATTTGGTCTAGTTTCTTTTGATCAGTCATTAATTAATCCTTATAGATTGTTGTATATATCCATTAGTAATTTTTTGTTGATCATTTCGCTATCAACATTCTGAAGCTGATTATAAACGATTTGATCTACACTTTCCACAACGAAATCACCGTCCTGTGCAGGATCCATTGACATTTCGTCTTTCTTGACAGGCAGCAGACTGAGTTCACGTGGATTGAACTGAGTCATAAATGTTTCCTTAATGAAGTTTGCTTCTTCATAACTGATAGGAACGTCTAGCATCGCCCGACAATAGGTTTTTTCGTTTAGGTAGTCCTCTGGCGCGTCAATCAGGTCGCTAAGATTGAGGCGGATATAGCGTGGGCCATCATAATTGACATAAGTTGGTTCACCTCCCCACTTTAAAAACATAGCACCACGTTGGTCATCCCAGGCATCAGCATAATTGTGAGCAAAAGGACTACCTAAATAATGGACTTTGTCCCGCACTTGGCGCTTGTGAAAGTGCCCGCTAAAGACATAGTCAGCTTTCTTGAAATCATCTGCTTTGAGTTCGCCGTGGTCAGGCATCTCAACAATGGCATTCATCATGAAATGTGGCAACTCAAAATGGCCAAAGACATACTTACTCTTCAGCTTTTTCATCTTTTTCCATTCATCTCCAACTAGCCAAGGAACCAAGGCGACATCGCCCTGCTCTAAAACATCGTCGTTGATAATGTGAATATTGTCAAACATGTCTCCATATGGGATGGAGTTAATCTCTCGCTTTTCACGATAGAATAGATCATGGTTCCCAACTAACATGTAGATGTTTTCAAATGCTTTACTCAGCCTGGAAAAGTTGCTTACTGTGTAGTTGAGAGTTGATACGTTAACACTAGCACGATGGTGATGCCAATCGCCTAGGAATATGCAGGTTTCACAGCCACGAGTTTTTGCTTCGTCGATAAACCATTTGATAAACTCTTCACAGTCGATATTGTGTTGGCGACTGTTATTTTTGTTACCAAAATGAATGTCGGTGAAACACGCGGCGTGTTCAAATAAGTTGTTCAAGAGTGCGACCTCGATTTATCTAATGATAATAACAGCTTAGTTGCTAGCTGTCAAGTGTTCAAGCTCTGCTCTGATCTCAGATTTCATGATTTCCATAAGTTCAGATTCTGCATAGGCTGCATAAAACTCATCAAGATCTTCTGCTAGCGTAGTCTGAAATTTGACATTCATGTCATATTCTTCATCATTGTATGTTGTGGTAAACTTATATTCTCGATATTTTTCAGTTTCTTCATTCACATACTTCATGACAACGAATTCATTATCATTAACAGTCATTTGCAGAAATTCTTCAGATTGTGTTGTATTTGACATTCTTAATTCCTCTTGTTTTCACTAAGTGACAATTGCATCAAAACGTTTTATGGCTTGTGTCATAGTGTTTCCGTTCTTAGCAACACCCATTAAATGGAGTCGGATAATTCGAGACCCATCTTCTCTTGGCGTAGCCTTGTCAAACTGATCGTCAATTTGATACACAATGTCAGCAATTGACGAACCACTACCACCAACTGTATCCCCGACAGGGCGAATATTATGCATCTCAATAAACTCAGACAATTCGGGCCAATTTTCAATCTTGTATGTTCGTTTTTGTGACATATTTTCTCCTAAATAGTATTGTATCCGGCATTTCTTAATTCTTCTTGTTTTTTTTCTTCATCCTCATCCCGAGAACGTTGCTGGGCAGCTTCATCGTCTAGCTGACGGTTGAAGCTGGGCATGTATCCGCCATCCTGTAACATGTCGTCACGGATGTTTTGGTTACGTTTTTCGAGATTGAGAACACGAGTAAAGCTATTAGTGATGGTTGCAGTATAGTAAGCGAAAGGATTAGCACTTCTTGCTTCGTTAAACTTGAGTCCAACTTCACTCAACTGTAATAATGCTGCACTTTGCATCTCATCATTATATGTATAGCCCCGCCAGTTACCGCGCATTGCATAACGCTCTACCAACTTCATCATCATTTTGGCCAGCTCGCCTGTCAAACCACCATGTGTTTGACTAAAATGACCGTTATCAAATCCACCTTGCCAGTGGCTACGCAATACTTCCTTTAGTTCACCATCTACAAACGCATAGTGTTTAAATGGCGGAAAGTTGATGCGAGTGTGTAGGTCTGCTACTGTTTTTGGGTTTTTCTTTCGATTAGGTGTTTCTGGGATATGATCATATGTCATTACACGAAACACAACGTCTTCATCTGAGATAGAGCTGGGATCAACACGAAAATCAGCTTGTTTGGGTTTTGTTGATCTCACACCACCTGCATCATGCCACGCATTGATACCTTTTTCATATCCCGCGCTTGATAGTTGCGCAGCGTGATTTTCTTTTGCCTCATGAATTTTTTCGTCGTCGATCTCTTCTAGAGAATCAACAATGATGTCAAAATGCTTGTATCGATCATCCAAGGCATAGCAATAACTTAGCTTGCTCTTGTGAATTTCCTTTAGCATATCTTTGTTGTTGAGGTATTTTGTAGACTTCTTCCTGACCATTTAAGATTCCTTGTTGATATCAGTATAATACGTTAACCCATTGAAGTCAAGCGGTTTTCAGGCTGATAAATATTAGTTAGAAGGCGTTGAATTGTTGGATTGAGGGCATGTCACGCTGGTATTTATCGGAATCAACATGGTTACAAGACAAGATCTCAGAGCATCATTAACGGTTAAAACCCGTAGCAGAAGTTTCGGCGTGAACAATTTTTTCACCGGGACAATACCTGCTTACAACGTTCCCTTCCAAGGACCAGGACAGGCATTAATAAGAACACGTGGTATCGTGTTTCCGTTTACTCCCAACATCAGCGTTGCACAACAGGTTGAATATGGTCAGTATGATGTAGTGCACACAAATTACCAACAGAATGCATATGCAAGGACGCGCAACCCCCAAATACAAATTACTGGGGTATTTGTTAGTCAAACGCCAGAAGAAGCAGCGTATACAGTGGGCGTGATGCATTTCCTCAGAGTGTGCAGCAAGATGAATTTTGGTGCCAACGACGATGATCGCGGCACACCACCGCCAGTGCTATTGTTTAGTGCATATGGGGCATATAATTTTCAAAATGTTCCTGTATTGATTGGTAGCTTTAACTATGTATACCAAGATGATGTTGATTATGTTGAGGTAGAAACAGGGGGCGAAACGGTGCAGATACCATCAATGATGATCATTGCTATCGACTTGCTACCACAATACAGCCCAGAAAAACAAACAAACCAATTCACACTTGATAGTCTTGCAAGAGGAAGTGGCTATAGGAATGGATTTATCTAATGTCATATAAAAGAACAAGTCATCTCAGAGCAACACCAGTTGTGAATGGTTTTACTCAATTATGGGAACCACCAATCGTTCCAGATTTCACTCGTGCAAAAGAATTTACTATCAATCAAAAATACAACAAGAGACCAGATTTACTGGCTTATGATCTATATGGTGAAAGTCGTTTTTGGTGGGTATTTGCCATTTACAATAAGAACGATTTAGTAGATCCAATTAATGATTTTGTTACCGGTACTCGTATATGGATTCCGGATCGCGATTACATTGCAGGAATTTAATGACTTATTTAACAAACAAACTTAACAATTACGAAACATATACCTATAACATCAGGCTTTATGTTTGTAAACCAGAACGTGTCCAAGACCTTGATGCTGCAATTGATCGGGGTGACGCTATCATTTTGGCTGATAACGCACAAATTGCACGATATAATATCAATTCTTTGGAGCAAGTTTTCCGCATCAGCCATTCTTTGGTTCGAGAGGGAGTAGGTAGCCAATTTGATATGCGCATTGTTGAACCAAATGGTGTTACGTTATTGAGCACCATAAAGGGAATTTGTAATCAACTCGGCATTGCAGACCATCTTAGAGCAACATATATTATCGCAGTTGATTTTCACGGTAGATTGTCGGATGGCCAGCCGAAAAAATTCCCGCAGACATTTTATTACCCAGTGGTTGTTAGCCAGTTTACATTTAAGGTTGATGAAGGTGGAACCAATTATCAAATTCGTTTAGTTGAAAATTCACAAGTTGGATATCAAGTTGCTGCTAATGAAGTAAGAAATACAATTACTATTCAGGCTGAAACTGTTGGTGAGTTTGTTGACCAATTTGAGGAAAAACTAAACCAATCATTGAGATATTCTTGGAGAGCAAATGCCAGCCTTTCAGCAGGATTGGGTCCGGATGAATATAAGTTTGAATTTGACGGCACCACAGAAGATTGGCGCAGTTGGAGATTTGAAGTTCTAGATGCTGATTTCCAAGTTGGTGCTGTGAGTTTTGAAGGTGTTCCGGGAAGAAGTCCTAAATTGCAAGTTGTGGCTATGAACGGAACACAAATTACTACTTTAATGAGTCAAGTCCTACAATTAACAGCGGAATACAAACAAATCTTGATTAATCAAGGTGGCGAGATTAGCAATCAAACCATGCGTCGAAAACCAGAAGATGCGTCAAATAGACAGTTGGACGTATTCCCTGTTTTCTTTAAAATGATTTCAAATGTCGAATACAATGAGTATGATCAATTTCGAGGCGACTATAGAAAAACCTATCGTTATAAACTCAAAGCATATACTGCGACTGATGAAATTTTGGATGCAAACCAATTTATGTCTAGCATTGGTAATTCAAGCGTTCAGCGTTCAAGAATATTCAATCTAATTGCTGGGGATTTCCTACGTAAACGTTATGATTATTATTTTACTGGACGTAATACAGAAGTATTAAGTTTGGATTTACAGTTTGATTATGCTTATTTCAATATCACACCCATGGGCGATGGTTACTTTGGTGATCCAGATGTTCAAAGAGCCGTAGCAGCGGGTGATGATATTAGTGTTCGTGATCGTCTCAGTAAAATTGAAATTTTACAAGATGACCTGGGAAGCGCAAAAAGCGGTTTAGCTCGCGCACAGAGACAATTTGATAATGCTTTAGGGAGCGGATCAAGAACACAAATTGGTTTTGCTATAGGAAGTTTGGAGAATGCAAGTATTGAAGTTAATGCAAGGATTGGAGATATCCGCAGCGCCCTAGCAGACGGTTATGATTTTAATCCAAGCAGTGTTCAATACTTACAGCGTTGGGTCGAAGATACGATCAGTGATAGTGATACATATGGTTCAGAAAATAACCTAAGAAGCGGCGCATTAAAATTTGGCGCAGTCAAAACTAACCTTGAAAATAGCGGTGACCTTATTACTATTGAGATGGAAGTTCGTGGTGATCCATACTGGATGGGTAAACCAAATACATTTTATAATCAACAACAAAACATTGAAGATCTAGTAGACTATGAGGCAGGCGCCCCGAGTTTCTTTCTCAATGTTAACTTGCCAAGCACTGAAGAAGATGCTGACGGTAGACGAAAACCAGATCCAGATTACATGGTAAGTGGAGTTTATCGTGTTGTCAGTGTAATCAATCGTTTCCATAACGGACAATTTATACAATATCTCGAAGCAGTGCGTGATATTGGAACAAATGTGGCAACTGTTTATGACATGCTTGCTGGTGACACCAGTGTGGATCTTGCACGAGATCTTGCTTCATTGCGTCAACAAGGAAACTCAATTTCACAACGAATTGAGAACGCAAGGCTTGGATTGGATCGTAATTAATGGCAATTAGTAGAGATATATACACACGAAAAGTTCGCTCAGCTTATAATCAACATACACTTGAAAAAGGTTTACGAATTCCGGCTGGGTTATATCGCGGCATTGTGGTTGATATTGATGACCCAAACCGTGAAGGCAGAGTCAAAGTTCAGATACAAAAGTTTTATGGCGCTTTCCCTGCTGGTGAAACGTCAGCTAGCCAGGTTGCAGGTGACGAATTTTTAGGTGCAATATGGTGTCATCAACTTTTGCCGTTTGGACAGACATCTCCACCAGCTGAAGGCCCTAATGGAACCGTAAGTCAAAACACTAGCGGGTTTTTTGGCGCCCCGCCCGAACGAGATAATGAAGTATTGGTTGCATTTGGTAGCGATATGAGCGCTGGTGTAATCGTGGGTATGATACCAGATCCGTTCAAAAGAGAAGGCATAGCAGGAGCAGGCAAAACCCGCACAACCGCTACTGGCGAAACCACAATTGGTCTTGAAACGTCTCGTACGGCTGGCTCGATTGATGACTTGCCAGACGAACACCCCCAAGCAGAAGTGCTGCGCAATCAGGGTCTTGACAGAGACCGTATACGCGGACAGAACTTCTCAAGCCCCACTAGAGACCCCAGTTCGCGCGTCGTTGGCATGAGTTCTCCAACTGGTCATGCCATTGTAATGGATGATGGCAATCTTGAAGATGGCGACAACCTGGGAATGAGGATACGAACCGCCGGCGGCGCACAGATCCTCATGGACGACACAAATGGTCTAACCTATATTAACAATCGTGAAGGTAATGTATGGATCGAAATGAACCGTAACGGCGATATTGACATCTATGCAGCTAGCACAATCAATATGCATACTTTGGGTGATTTCAATATGCATTGTGGTGGCAGTTTTAATTTGCAAGCCGGATCTGATATCAACATGAGAGCCATGGGAAGCGTAAAACAACAGGCTGTTGGTGGCCCTTTTGACATTACATCAGGATCAAATTTAAATCTCACAGCGGATGGAAATGGTAATATGAGCGTTGCTGGTAACTATCGTGAAACAGCGGCTCGAATCGACATGAACGGTCCAGCAGCAGAAGTGGCTGCGCCACCCCCCACAAATCAGCTGGCTGGTAACAATGTGGTTACTGAAAGCGTGGCCCGACGTGTTCCAGAAGCAGAACCTTGGGCTGGACACCTTGATGTTAGTGTGCTTGACACTGGCTCAGCGAGTGGCGCTGTGGCACAAGGAGAAAGTAACAGTTATTATTATGGTAGTCCAACAGACCTATCAAGCTATAATGATCAGACTGGTGAATTTGACATCAATAATTTCCCGCCTAGTCAAGGAGGAGAATTCCTTAGCTATTCAAGCAACGTTGATAGGCGTATTGATCCTGAATTGATTTCCATGGTGGAAGAGGTAGCACGACGTTTTGGTCGACCACTAACAGTCACAAGTGGTTTCCGTTCTCCCAGTTACAATGCGAAAGTGGGTGGCGCCAAGAAAAGTCAACACCAACAAGGTAAGGCTATCGATGTTTCAGGTAATGGTTTGACTAATCAAGATCGTCTAGATTTGATCGCAATCGCCAGTGCTGTGGGTATTAGAGGTATTGGTGTCTATAGCGGAGGAAGTCTTCACTTTGACAACCGCAGCGGAGCAAGGGCTGCATGGGGCAGTGACTATACTCGTGCAAGTGTCCCAAGTTATGCGGTAGCAGCGGCTAATCGTCACCGTAGTGGAGGATTTGGATAATGCTTAGACTGGTTGAATCTAATAGACGTATTCCCTGGGAAACATTTACAATACAGGATGAATTTGCTGTCAAGTTTGTAATCAACGTTGGCGTTGCAGTCGTAAGCGAGGAAATGCTGAGCTTGATGTTGGGCTATCGTGAATGGAGTGGTATACGTTACATCAATCAGGCCACTGGTGATTATGAAATAGGATATGGTATTGGTGATCCTGATGATGAACAAGGATATACTGAGCCGCAAGCATATGCTGACTGGGTTGGATACATACGTAATCGTCAAAAGAACCTTAGAACACAAATTCCAATTGTAGGCATAACACAAGCCGCATTTGATGCTTTGCTAAGTCTCTATGTTGATACAGGCACTTGGAGAACGGTTCAATCAAATGAAGGATTATATGATCTAGCTGACGCTGTTAAAAACTCTAATTGGTTGTTAGTGGCAGATATTATTTCTCGTGGAAATGTCAATCCTGAGCTTCGCAAAAAAGAAGCAGCGGTAGTGCAGCTTGGTGACTATAACACAATCAAAACAAGACAGCAACAGCGAACCACAGGTATCCAAAAATTAAGAAACGCCTATGTGAGTGGTCTTCCTGAATTTGAAAGAAAACAGGCTGAATTTGTATTCTATCGTCAATTTGGATCATTCTTGCCTGGTATGAGCCAGCTAAGGCAACGCCGAATTGTTGCTCAAGCACTCACATAAAATACGCAGTTTTTCATACCATAAATACTGATATGGCAACTTTCGTAGGATTTTCAACAGTTGGTAAACGAACAGGCACTCGAGTCCTTGAGGATAAAGAGTTGGCCAAGCGTGACTTGCTTAATCATTTTTACACACGAAGAGGTGAGCGACTTGGTGAACCTGAGTTCGGAAGCATCTTGCCAGAATTGATTTTTGAGCAATTTGACCAATTGGTTGTTCAAGCCGCTGATGAAGACGTCAAAGCAATTATTGGTTTAGACCCGCGTTGGGAATTGATAGACTATCGTATCAATGAGGGCGACAAAACGTTGACAATTGAAATACAATTGCGTTACGTCCCTGATCTCAGCGAAGATCGTTTGGTGTTGAAATACACTAGTGAAGAAGAGATTTAACATATGGCACAGAGTATCCGACAGAGAAATTTGTTTGCAGCAGAAGACTATCGTCTTGTATACGACAGTTTCAAACAAGCAAACTTTCAAGCATACGACTACGACACAATACGTGGCGCACTAGTTGATTATATTCAACAGCAATATCCAGAAAATTTCAATGACTGGATTCAATCCAGTGAATTTGTTGCGCTGATTGAAACACTTGCGTTCCTTGCGCACAGTCTAGCCTTTCGTATTGACCAAGCAGGACGTGAAAACTTCCTTAGCACTGCGGAACGTCGTGCCAGCGTTTTGCGTATTGCTGATTTTCTAGGATACACACCAACACGTCATCAACCAGCTCGTGGTCATCTCAAAGTTACAGGCATCCGCACTACACAGGACGTTTTTGATATCAATGGTGATAGCCTTAAGAACCAGACAATTGATTTTGAAGACTCATATCAAAACTTTTTATTGGTGATGAATGAAGTATTGAGTGCTACAAATAAGTTTGGTAGACCAAACAATAGTATAAGAATTGGCAACGTCAAGAACGACATTTACACCACCAATATTTCAAACAACCGTAATATTGTATTTGATATTCAAGGTGAGGTAAATGGGGTGCGTCGTGGGTTTGAAGTGCACGGCACCAATATCAATCGTTCTACCAATACATTGGTTGAATCAGAACCTGATCCGACTGGCAGCTTTAACATCGTTTACAAAAATGACGGCCAGGGACTCGGTAGTAATGATACTGGATTTTTTGTGGGCTTCAAGCAAGGCACATTGCAATTTAATGATATCACAGCAGACGAAGCTGTTAGTAATCTCTTGATTGATCTTGGAGCAACCAATGTTAATAACAGTGATATTTGGGTTCAAAGTATTAATGATTCAGGTGAAATAGTAAACAGTTGGACTAAGGTGGATAGCGGATTTGGTGCTAACACTGTTTTTAACAACATACGACAAGATAACCGAAAACTCTACTCAGTAAAAACAGTAGATGAAGACAACGTCAACATTATATTTGGTGATGGTGTCTTTAGCGAAATACCTCGTGGTATTATTCGAATTTGGTATCGCACTGGTATCAATCAGACATACACACTAGATCCAGATGATATTGGAACAGTGACTTTTGGTTTCAACTATGATTCACCAGACAATAACACGTATAAGGTAACATTTACATGTGAATTGCAAGATCCAGTAACAAACGCATCTTCAGCAGAAACCATTACCAGCATTAAAAACAATGCCGGACGTGTTTTTGCTGCACAAGATAGAATGATCACTGCCAGTGATTACAGCGTTTATCCACTTACTGTTAGCGAGAATATTCGCAAAATCAAAGCAATTAATAGAACATATACCGGACATAGCAGATTTATTCGCGCACAAGATCCCACTGCAACCTACCAAAGCGTGGATCTCGTGTTTGATGATGGATATATCTATAGTGAAGGCTTGACATATCGAACAAATCTAGCGTTGCCTAGTAACCTCAGTGTTGATCAAATTTATTATCGCTTTATTGATGAAGCTATCTCAAATCCTGAAGTGATCAATTTGTTCTACAGCAAATATGAAGATGTCAGTGTAGATTTCAACAACGTGAGCACAAGCTATGAGTGGCAACAAATTACAAGTGGTTATAGAGGCTCAACTGGTTATTTAACACGGGGAAGTGTTATTCAAAAGATTGGGTCAAATGCTACAAACGATCTAAACGATGCTCGCCCAGGAAGCATTGTAGAATTTGTGGAATCACCATACAATAGCGGCACGCTGGGCGAGCCAGGTGATTCTCTCACAATTATAAATGCTGGTTCAGGATATACGAGTGCACCTACTGTTACCATTCGCGGAACAGGAACAGGCGCTGAAGCCACAGCCACGATAAATGGCGGTCAGATTTCTGGCGTGACGTTAACGGCAGGCGGAGCAGGATATCAAAACCCTGTTGTCGTTGAAATCACCGGCGGGGGTGGTAGCGGCGCGGCGGCCGTAGCTCGTGCCCAGTCAGCGGCTAAGACATGGGCTCGTGTAGTTGATGTCGTATCAGATGGACAGGGTATCAATGACAGTAATGGCAATCCTACTGGCCTCACATCACGTGGACAGGGGGCAGTGGTTCTCAATAAGGTCATTCCCAACACTGCTCGTGTAAGTCGTGTGTTTCCAGCATACAAAACACAATTTAGTGACGAAGAAAGAAACAATATTCTTGATGAGCTAGCAAACCTAAACTCATTTGGTTTGCGTTATGATGAAACTGCTAGCGAATGGAAAATCATACGCTCAGGTGATCTTCCGACAACTGATGAAAACAATCCAGATAATTTCAGCTTTGAAAATGCTGGTGATTTGAGTAATTCAAACAATGACCATAGTTGGATCATGCGAGTTAATTATAGTGCAAGTCGTTGGGAATTTATTTCACGGCGACAGCGATTTGTTTATGGATCCGACGAAAAAATTCGCTTCTTTAATCAAAACGGCAAGAGACGATTCAATGTAGAAACAAACAAACCAGAACGCGATGCAATTGTTGTGTCACGAATTAACACAAAGCCAAACGGTAGCCTATTTCCTCTAGAAGAAGATTTGACTTTCTTTGCTTACCGTTATTTCACAGAACCAGACGGATACACAGACAATCGAAAAGTAATCGTTACACTGGCTGATGTTGACAATGACAATTATCCAGATAATCCTCTTGCATTTAAAACACTATCTGGCAATAACAATATTGCACTGGGAACCGTGACGGAAGACGGAAATGAATACACTGTGAGAACAGAAACTGGAACAGAAGTGCCAGGACGCAGCAATTTGACTGCGACGTGGCGCCGCATTAGCACTAGTCGTTATCGCATTGATCCAAGTCTTTCAAATATTATTGATGTGTTCGTTCTTAACCAGAATTATGACACTAAATATCGAGAGTGGATTGCAGATAGCAGAAAAGAATCAGAACGCCCAGAAACCCCAACCGAAGTGGAATTGGAAAAACAATTTGCGGCACTAGATTCCAAGAAAGCAATTAGTGATTCAATTGTTTATCGAGCAGCAGAATACAAGGTGTTGTTCGGTGAATTGGCTGATTTGGAATTGCAAGGTAAGTTTAAGATCGTGAAAGTTTCTGGAACAACATAGACAGACAATGAAATCAAGTCAAGAGTATTAACTGCAATTCAAAATTTCTTTGATATCAATAATTGGGATTTTGGTGAGACGTTCTACTTTACAGAGTTGAGCGCCTATATTCACCAACAACTTCCTGGTGTCATTAGCAGTGTGGTTTTGGTTCCATTGGCAACCAACAGTCAATTTGGTGACTTATTCCAGATCGGACCAGACAGCAATGAATTGTTTATTCCAGACGTAACACTAACTGATATCGAAATTGTCGATTCATTGAATTCAATATAAGGTAAATTGATGGCAAAAGATTATAGCGCCAACCCAAAAGACGTAAAAAACTTCACACAAGGGGCTGAAGTTGGACTGGATCAAAGCTTTCAGGACTATAGTGAGTTTCTGCCCTTTATCAATAGAACAGAATCACTTGAGCGTTTCTTTGGCAGCACTGTCAATCAACTTCTAAGTTCTGGATCAACTCAGAGTATTGACGCATACTGGGGTCGGCTTGCAGGAAGAAACTATAACCCAAATAACGAACTCTTTCAGTTTGAGCCTGATGCCACACGTCTTAACTATCAATTCCAGCCTGGCACAGTGAGCCGTGTTGAAGGCCAAACTGAACAAACTGTTAGTTACATCAATTGGCTCAAGCGTCTCGAAAGTCTTGGTGCTGATATTAATAACCATGATCGACTTTTCAGTGAGCTGGGATATGTGCTAGACTTGCCAATTAATGCAGATATGTTGATGAATTATCGCAATTATTATTGGTTAGAAGGACAAATACCAACAATTGTAATTGAACCCACAGTTGACGATCCAATTGTCATTGATGATATCGTTAAGTTTTCATTCTATACAACTCCAGAATTGTCAAACTACAAGACTGTTGAGTTTGTGACTGGTTTGCGTGTTAAATTCACAGGCGATTATGTTTCAAGTACGAGCGGAGATTATTTTGCTGATTATACATATTCAGTTGAAAATGTGGGCGGTGAAGGAGGAATTAAACTTGTGCCAGTTATTGATGATACTGGTGACAATCTATTCCCGAGCACCACTCCTTATGAGATAGAAATCCGCGAAGGCTGGGATATATTTGATTATGATACAACACCATTCGATGGCATCGCGCCATTCGATCCATACGACGTCACAACTAATCGTGATCGTGAAGATCTAAATCTTAACACTACATATATTGTAATGGAACGTTGGGCAGCCGATAAAAATCCTTGGGCCAGAACAAACAAGTGGTATAGCCTACATGCAATTGACATCATGGCAGAGTATAATGGCGTTAATGTTGAGGCATATAAAAACGCCTTTACCCGCGCCAATAGACCAATTATTGAATTCCGTGCAAACATGGAGCTCACAAACTTTTGTGGTAATTTTGCTGGCACAGTTGATTACGCAGTAAGCATCGACCAAGCAAGCCAAATTGGAGACTCAGGCGGATCTTTCCAAGTCGATAGTGAAAACTCATTGGAAGATGGCGATGTTATTTTTGTTGGTAAACCAGAAACAAATGGTATCCAGCTTGTTGAATTTAATCAAGACTTCAACAGTGACTTCGACAGCGGCCCAGCACTGAGCGGCGCGTTTGGTCCTCCATATAGCAGCGCATTTGACGTTGGTGTGGCAATTACATTGAATCAAAACGCATACCAAGTCAGTATTGTTAGTAATACAATTACATTGACGCCACTTTCACCATATAATGACGGCGATTATGTGATTGTCACTAAGGGAGAACAAAAAGGATTTGTCTATTGCTTTACAGAGGCTGATGGTTGGCAAGTCGCACAAAATAAAGAATCACGAGGTGATTTCCCGCTATTCAAGCTATATGATGACGAACTAATTGATCTTGAAAGTTACGAAAATACAGACTTTGTTGGTGAAAAGATCTTTGGATATCGAGAAAATCCAACAGGCGGATTTGATCGTGAACTAGGATTTAGTCCATCATTTACGCAGCAAGGATCATTTAACGATTATGAATTTGAATGGACACTTAGCACAAACCGTTATAGTCGTGATGTAACAGTGGACAATTCAACTGAAATTCGTGGATACTATTTCTGGCGAGATCGAGTTGAAAACAAATATTATAATGGATGGACACAAGTCCGTGGTGGACAGCGTGTTCCTATTATCCAAACACAAGTCGCCGACGGAACAAACCAGCCTACATTTGAACTAGGAACAACAGCAGTCAGTCATCCCACTGAATACACTGTGGTTTTCCAGGACGATGAATATCGTTGGCACGAACACAGTTATATTGATCGTCATCCTATCGGTGAACCAAATCCAACAATGGTTTGGCGCTATGATACTGATTACAATATCAATACGTTGATTGAAAACTCTAGCGATTCCTTGGAGTTTGTGCGAGCAATTTCTTATGCTTCAGATACTGTTTCCAGTATTACTTTAGCTAGTGCAACACCGGTTGAGATCACAGTTGCAGATACATCACAGCTAAAGACTGGTGACCGTGCCACATTTACAAATGTAACAGGAACAACCGAACTCAATGGGAATACTTATGAAATCACAGTTGTTAACTCAACTACATTTACACTAGATGGAACAGATGGTGATGATTTCAGTGCTTATGTAAGTGATGGCGACATTACATATGGTGATGGAGATATCACTGTTACTGTAACAGATGATCTAAACACAACTGTAAATGTATCCAGCAGCTATGTATATGGAAAGATATTGTATCGCAATACTAATGATTCAACCATTCAGGGAGAGATTTTCCTTTCTGATGAAAATCAAAATAGATACTCTGTAATTCGCAATGGTCGTTATCTCGTAGAAGATGTTGATTACGCATTTAGTGGCACAACAATTACCGTGACTGCGGAATGCAGTGAGGACGATGTTCTTGAACTAATTTATATTGCTGATGCAGATCTAGAAAATGTTGTTTATGATGTGGCTCCTATTCACTTCTACAATAACGATAACAAACCATTCACGTTTGTGGGTTATGACGATCTAACAAATCACTTTGCACGACAAATGTCTGCAATGCCAGGATTTGATGGTGATGTATTTGGCATTAACAACTACCATAACACGGTGCGACAGCATTCATATGACGGCTTGATTAGACAGCAAATCTTCTCAAGCAAGCGTGTGCAATATCTAATAGATCAAGAGTCTATTAATCCAGTTCGTGCACTCAAAAATATTTCACGTGATTATGCTGATTTCAAGAAATACTTTATTAATAAAGTTCGACAATTGTGGAATACAAATGAATGGTCAACTGTTAGAGAATTGGTTGACCGAGCAATTTCTGACATCAATATTGGAAAAAGCGACGAATTCAAATATGCACATAGTGACATGGCATATGCTAAACAATTCAGAAGCATTGAACACACAATAACAAATAGCGATACTGAATATGCTATGCCCAGTGTGGTTAACGTTTATAATGATCGACAAAACCATATACAAGTCTGGCTAAAGGAATATGATTCAGTGACAAGCCAGTTCATTGAACGTCCGTTGGTCAAGGATATTGATTATACAATTAACGGTCCAAATATTGTTTTGACCAGCCCGGCTGAATTTAGTGGTAATGTTGTAAACAGTTCAGATAATGTTGTAAACAGTTCAGACAATGTCATTGTTGGTGAACCAACCGGTGGACCAGCAACTCTTACCATACGTTGGTATAGTGTAAATCAACTGAGTCATATTCCGCCAAGTGCAGTCAAACTAGGATTCTTCCGTCCAACACAAATTGAATTTACAGATGGTGTATTGATTGGACATGACGGAAGTCGTTATACTGCAACAAACACAGATATCACCAACACAAAAAGTGTTGACTTTGATGTTGTCGCGGCTGCACTATACGATTATGAGTTGCGAGTATTCAATAACTTGGTTGATGGACACTTCCTAAGCGATACACAATACAATTATGAAATGGGGGAATTTTATCCAAACCCTGATGGCGAGTTTGCTTATGATGTATCAGATATCAATGATCGACTCGATGACTGGTATAACCGTTGGGCTATCCGCAACAGCGTAACTGAAATTGACACGGTTGCTTATGATGCTGGTGATGAATTTACTTGGAATTACAGCACGGTTGGTCCTGAACTGGGTAGCTGGCGCAGCATATACACTTATTACTTTGGAACAGATCGCCCACACACACATCCTTGGGAGATGCTCGGACACCGCATCAAGCCTACATGGTGGGATGCAACTTATAGTTGGACGGCGGGACCTTTGCGTGATGCATTGATTTCAGCCTTGAAGTTCGGCAAAACAGGAGACACAAGCGGTCCTGATAAGATTGATTTGCGTTATGCTCGTAGCAGCTATGATTGGGACGATGAAACCCTGGTCAGTGATGATGGTTCAGCAACCTTAAATGGTCCTGACACCGCAGGCGTTGTTAGCACACCAGCGAGTATTGATGCTGCACGTGATTTTGTTTTTGGTGATTGGAGTGAAACAGAGGATAGATGGCGTAAGAGTAGTGAATATCTTTTTGCGCTTGCTGAAGTCTATTTGCAACTCAAGCCATACAGGACACACGAGCTATTTTGGTTCCTACATCGTTACAATATTAATCGCAACGTAACACAAGAACAGTGGGTCAATATTGATTATTGTATTCGTGCATATAATCAAGAATTGCACAACCAAAAAGTCAAAGACGGTGTTATCGCTAGTATACGTGTCGTTAATGGCGGAACAGGATATACATTCCTTGATCTTGAATTTGAACAAGGACCCATTTGTTATCGTATTGCTGAAGCACAAGCCTATACATCTGCAGGACGTGTGGTGGCTGTAGCAGTTACAGATCCAGGACGAGGCTTTGCTAGTGATCCAGTGGTCAATTTGAATGGTCCTCCAAGCGGTTCCGGTGTTGAGTTAGAGTATGTTATTATTTCTGATCTATACTTCACACACCTAGGATTCAACACTCTTCCAGCAGAAGAATATGTAGTGGTAAATCCAGACTCAACAGACCTAGCTGAACGACTTGATGGCCTTGATATCAATTACATGCTACATGTTGGAGGATTTACTGACAAGCGCATACTTGCTATTGAGTTGGATGGTGATTATGATAGTGGTGTTGTTCGTATTCCAGAAACAAGCTACGACATTCTAATTGATCGCAATGCTCCAATCAAAACAGCATTTTATTCAGGTGTTCGAATCGATAAAGAGGACGTTGGTTACCGCGTGAGTGGTTACGATCTTGATAGTGAATTCTTCAATTATCTTCTGCCATCAACAGCAGGCAAACAGATAAGTGTTGATATTGGAAATACTGAGGTTGTGAAACATCTCAACTGGAGAAACGAGGTAGCACGAATTCCTTACAATACAGTGCTCCTCAAGCGCCAAGAACTGTATCAGTTCTTGCTGGGACTTGGCAAATACTATGAAAGCATTGGTTTTGATGCATATACACAATGGGAAGTGGAAGCCAGAGCAGCGATTGAATGGGCATTGGGAACCGACACTGATCCTTTCTATGTGAATGGTATTAATGATACAATCAGTTATCATCAAGGAACACGTGGCGTCGTGCAAACAATCGACGTCAATTACGATGGTGTGCCCAACTTGCTTGATCAAAATTTTAAGAATATTCGACGCAATGAAACACTTGTTTTGAGAGATAATGATAAAACTGAAATCTCAATCAAGAACGGCGAAGATAGAATTTATGGTCTAGGTGTTCGTGTTATTGAATTTGAACACATCATTACCATTGATAATGTTACATCATTCAATGACGAATTTTATATTCCTGAGTTGGGTGTTGGTCAAAACCGTGTCCGCCTAGTAGGCGAAAGAACAAGAAATTGGAACGGTCGTGTTGAGGCGGTTGGATACCTTGTGCAAGATACAGGACTTGTTCTCAATATAGAAAGCAGCGTTCGTGAGCTTGAACAGGACTGGATGACATCTGACAGTAAAGCACTTGAGCGTTTGACACGTCAAACTCGTGGATACAATGTTGGATATTCAAAACCAACATACATGACCAATACTTTTGTTAGCGACCGTTCAGGTTATGCGTTTGAAAAGGGTTTGAGAAAATACCGCGGCACTGCTAGCGCAATCGAAGCCATGACCAGGAACAAGAACATTTTTGGTCAAGAATTTGAGCATGAACTATATGAAAACTGGATGGTAAGACTGGGAGATTTTGGTGACGTTAGTGAACGCAACCCGATTGAATTCCAAGTTGATCAAAACAAAATCAAAGATGACCCACAGCATTTCCGTTTTTCAGAGAGTTTTGTTAGTGATAAATCCAGTGACTTGATAATTGATATCAGCAAAGGATCAACTGATGCAATAAATGGTGATTATTCATCACCATTTGGAGTTTATGATGTATTGCCACTAGATAATAGCAGCATTGAAAATCTTAAAGATTACCAGACATTTCTGCGTGATGCTGGATTGCCTGTTGTTCAAGAAATAGATTATTTCCTAGACTCTATTGACAATATTGGAGATATCTATGACCCAACACAACCATATGCGTTGATTCCAAATTGGAGTGAGACATCATCATATGTTGAAGGTGATTTGGTCCGCCGCTTCGGTAAAGTATACAGCTTGCTTGTTGAATCAACAGGTTTAACAACACTCAATGATGACATCATTGTTCGTGGTAACCAAGTATTCCCGCTTGTGCCAAATGGATCAACATTTATTGCGAACGGAGAAACTGTCACATTCAACAAGGCAGACGAAAGTGTATCATTTGATACAATCACAGTTGATGGCACACAAACCAATCCAAGCATTCCGTCAGGAACAACTCTTGTTATTGATGGTATCAATGTTGACTTTGTTAAAAACGCTACCACAACAACCTATAGTGATATTGTTTTGGAAGGAAATGTAACGTCTCCAACAATACAGAACAGCGCATCACGTGAGTTGAGAATTGGTTACGCCAACAGTGCGACGGCACCTCTAACATACATCACAGTAGCCTTCGACGAGCTTGAAGACACGCTTACCATGCAAACCATTCTCATTGATGCATTTACAGAAGCCGGACTTGCTGATCCTATTGGTGCAAGTGTAACCTACCTAACCACTCTCGAGGCTCTGCGTAGTGCGTATGTTGCCGCAGAAAGCGTTGCGTCATGGGAAACCATCATTGATAACTTTTATGATGCTACAGGAACACCTGATCGTTTCTTGAACCCTGAATACTGGCCAACAGTGCTAGGATTTACTGGGGCAAGTTGGGAAACAGAGGCACGTGATATGATTCAAGTCGACCTTGATCTAATTGATGAGTTGGGCGGCAGCACTGCGGCAACTGTGGCAACAATTGTTGATGGCACTGCGGTGATTGATACTGAGCGTGATGCAGCAAACAACCTTCTTGATTTTGGTGTTACCCCAAATGATGAAAACGAAAACCTAGCAGATTTCACACTCTACTTGGAAAATAACGGAGGTGTAACAATTGCTACAGGTCAGGAAATCACTGTTACCAACCCCAAGAACTATGTTGAAGATAACCTTGTGGCAATTGCAAATAAGATTTCAACAGCACTTACAGCCGCGCCAAGTGGTATTAATGTGTCAACAGCAGGTAACCGTATTACACTAAGCCGAACTGGAAACCAAGCTGGTTATCGGTTTGGAGTTACTACAGATGTAGCTCTTGGATTTACTGATGCTGATAATGACGTTCAGACTTCAGGAACAACCACCAGTGGTCCTGTTCCTCTAACATTAAATGAAGCCGTCCAGACAGTTAACCAGTTCAGTATTACCGGAGTCACAGCGCAAAATGTCAGTGACCGTATGCGCCTATTAAGCACAAACGAAGAATTAACGATTGGATCAGGAACAGCAAACGGTGTCCTAGGATTTACACCAGGATCAACGCCTGCTACATCAAATACAACCAATGTTCCAGTGGATCTATCCATTGGCGATGTTGTAAGTCAAATCAATCAAGCAGAAATTGATGATTTAACTGCCAGCCAGGTCGAAGGTGCGCTGGTTCTACGTTATACAGGTGAAACATTGATAATTGGCGATGGAACAGCCAACGATGAACTAGGCCTTGCAGCGCAAACATATGAATCATTGTCAGACGCAGTTCAAAACATTTTTGATCCGGCAGATTGGGCAGTCATAGCTGACCCAGCACACTTTAATATCTGGACAATTGATAATATTGGCAGTGATCCTCTTGGACCAAGCGGAACAAATCGTTATGATGTTTACCAAACACTAGACTTCCAAATTGGAGTTCTAGAGATTTGTGCCGGCGAAGAAAATGGCGACGATGCTTACATCAAGTGTGATACACCACATACATTGTCAGCTGGTGAGTTTGTGATGATTGTCAACTCAACCACTGTGCCAAGTGTTGATGGTATTCATGTTGTTACGGGTATTCAAGACGATCAAGGCTTCTACATCGACCGTTATATCGAACAAAAAGGATTTACAGGAAAAGTATTCCCAATACGCTCAGTTCGGTTCCCAGACTCTTTTGTTGCCGCCGCGGCAATGACTGATGAAAATTATGTCCAGGGTAGCCTAGGACTACGTGTTGGTGATTACATTTATGCTGATACTCGTTTGGATATCAATAGCAATAGCTTAGGTTATGGCGCTGTATATGATGTAAAAAGAACTACTGAGGGCGCAGGGTTGCGTTTTGTTCGTAGAGAAGTAGGAAAAACCAATAACAGTGAAATCAAAAACGGAATCTTGTATAGTAATACAACTGGCGAAACTGTGATTCGTTATGAAGTATTCGATCCTCTAAAAGGAATCATTCCTGGTATTGCTGAAGCTGAAATTGATTTGCGTAGCGATGTTGATTTTGCATATTACAATAACAGCACTGATCCAAATGTTGAAGTTAGAACTGACAATGTCTGGGGACAGCGTCAAATAGGAACAGTTTGGTGGGATTTGAGCAATGCAATTTATCTCAACTATGATCAAATCAATCCGGAATATCGCCAGGAGTTCTGGGGACAGCTATTCCCATCAGGCACAATTGATGTTTATGAATGGACTAAGAGTCCTGTAACTCCAGATGAATATGCCGATGCAGTGAATGCAGGAACAGTGATTGATGGCACTGAATTGACAGGATTGCCATATTCCTTTGTGGATCAATTTGGTGAAGAACAATATAGTTGGTGTGAAGAAGTTGAATTCAATAAAACTACTAACCAACTTGAGACATACTTCTATTTCTGGGTTAAGAACAAGACAACCACCCCAAATATTGAAAGAGAATACTCAGTAATACAGCTAGCACAAATCATTGAAGATCCATCAACACAACAGATTGATTGGATTGCTGCATCCAGCGATAGCACTCTATTGGTTAGTAGTCTATCACGTGCTACAGGTTATGATGATTTGGTCATGCAG